GAGCCAGCTTCACCGTGAGCATGAGCGCAGCCGCTCCCGCCGTCGGCACTCCGTCGATCAGCAACCGATTCCCGGCGATGCGATAGATCAACTGCATTTCTTCCGGCGTGAAATCGTGGAAGTCCATGAAGCTCTCGTCGATGACCAGCTCCTCGCCCTCGACTTTCAAAATGAGCTTTTCTGAATCGCTCAACTGTCCACCCACAGCCCTTCCAACCATCGGTTCAACTCGGTCTCGTAGAGACGGAACGTCGAGTCCTGCATCTCGGTGATGGCGTCGGTGAGGAACGGGTTGCCCTCGAATCGCCCCGGCCAGCCCCAGTGGTTCACCCCGGCATAGGGGAGCCGCTGTCCCGCCGACACCCGAGCCATCCTCTGCGTGCCTTGCGCTCTGACCGTCCCGGCCAGCCGACCGCTCCGGCTCCGCACATTGCGGCGAGCACGATCCGCCACCGGCTCGGCAACCGTCCGATGGACTTGGGTCAACCCCTTGGGAAGCTCCTTGCTGACCGACCTCAGATTCTTCTGAAGCAGCCCCAGTCCAGTGACCTTGATGCCTTCCGCCATCTCATTGCCCTATGAGGCTGGCGTGTAATTGACGGGTCCGGTGGTTTGATAACTGAGCGACCAGTCCCATTCAGCGTCAGCCCCGACATCGTGGCTCAGTTCGGTGACGATGGCGTTGCCGGTGTAGAGACCGGCATCGGTCTCGCCTCCGCCCTCACCGATCTGGAAGCTGAAAGCGACCGGCACTTCGCTCATGTAGATGGTCTGAAGATCAGCGGCTTGTTCCGCCGAGAGGTGGCCGTTGTAACTGATTGAGCCTGCCCGCTGACCGGCGATGGCATAGCCCCAAGGCTGTCCCAGAGTCGGCTTGTTGAGTGCGTTCCGGGTCAGCGAGAGTGTCGCTCCCGAAATCATGGCGCTCACGTCCTCGCCGTTGAGCATCAGCGTTCCGAGATAGCCCGGAATGAACGTGGGCATAATTGGCAGTGTCATTGTCCTTCTCCTAACTCGATGGTGGATCGACGTACTTGAAAGCGACCGTGTTCAGACTCACCACTGTCTGAGCGTTCTCCTGTGAGACCCGGCGGGGCGCCGAAGCCTGTCGCCACGTCGCACCATGCGAAGTCACGACCCGCCGCACCCGCAAGGACAAGTCCCGCATTTGCTCGATGCCGGGTGCAGGCTCCTTGACCGAGACCGCAACCAACACGTCCCAGACCTCTTCGACCACTCCAACCGAGTTGGGAGCGATGAAGGGGTCGCCGGGAGTGACGATCACCGCCGGGGCTGTGATGGTGGAAGGAAGTGCCGCCGAAAAGATCACCTCGTCCTTGAACTCGGCCTTCAGCGCTTCGACCAGTTTTGAAATCATCCGACACCGAACGACCTTTCAAGATTCTCCACCACCCAATCAGCGGCAGCGTCGATGCACCGCTCCACGTCTTCCTGCCGCCCGACCGGGAGGCTCCCTGGTTCGAGTTGGAGGCCATTCCGAATCACCTCGTCCACCGTGACCAGAGCCGCCACCGACGCCACATCGACATCGACGGTGAGATGGAGGCCGTACAGAAGCTCCCGCAGGGCGTAGTCGGGCTTCACCGTGGCGACCCCGAACTCGGTGGCCTCGCCCCACCATCCCAAGCTCGCCTCGGACATCAAGAGGAACCGGGTCGCTTTCAGAATCACCGCCGTCTTGATCCGCTCGGTCTGCTCCGGCGACGGGCCGGGCACTGTGTCCGCTGAGGACACATCGAAGGCCGTCGAGAAGGCATGACTGAAGCTCATGGCTGCGGCAATCCGATCCCGACGAAGGCGGCGTTGGTCATCGCCAGCGCCCCAGAATCGGTGGTCGTCACCGGCACCTCGATGTAGCTGCCGCTGTCGGTGGCAGGGCCGTCCACCACGCAGATCAAGAAGGCGTTGGCCTCGTTCTGATCTTGGATATAGAGATAGTCGCCCGCATCGAGTCGCCGGAGCAGCCCGGAGAAGTCAGTGCTGGCGATGTCCTCGTACCGGAACCGCACCCACGACACCGCCTCTAAATCGGTGGTGTCCAGGGTGAACTGATTGCCCGTCGGCGTTGCCGATGGCGTCTCGTTGTATTGCCACCGACCCTGCACCACATTGCGGGGCCGGTTCCACAACTCGGTGACAATGGTGCGGAGGTCGTCCGCACCGATGTCACCGCCTGAGTTGTCTGGCAACAGGGCGAGCAGTTGATCCAAACTCACTCCGGTTCTACTCCCGGCTCCGGTATCGGCTCCGGTTCCGAATCGTCCGCTTGAGCCTGAGCCACCTTCTCAAGAAGCTGCGCCTTGGTCTCAGTGGTGGAATAGGAAATCCCACGATCATCGAGCCACTCCTGAATCTGAATCTTGGTGTTGGCCTCGGTGGGCACTCCGTCGCCCTCGTCCTCCGGCTCGCCGCCCTGAGCAACGGCTTGCACGGGGGAGCCTCCCCCGCCTGCCAGGACAGACGGGGGATAGCTCTGGCTGTAGTACCGCTCTAGGTCGGTGGTCATGCCGCCCAAGTGACCTTGACGACCGAGTTGGCGAACGGGGTGGGCCGGTACGGGGCGAACATCGCTGCCACCGCAACCTGCCGACCGAGCACGCTCGGCTCGACGGCTTCCAGCACGGGGAGCGGATACCACCAAGCCTCAAACCCGGCAGAGTTGCCCACGTACAGGGACGTGTCAGTGATGCCCGGTGTGACGATGGCCCGCAGACCCGCCACTGAGGACGTGAAGCCTCCGGCGTTGGCCGTGCCGGGAGCGTTGGCCGGGCCGAGAGTGGGGAAGAGTGGACGACGAGCGGCATCGACCACTGCTCCGATCTTCGCCATCCCGAGTGGCCCCATCGCTATCCACTCAGCGGGTTGCTGAGTCGCCACCATCACCTCGGCGGCGGCGTTGTAGATGGCGGAGAGGACGGCGGCGGCGCTGCCTCCCGAAGCGATGGCCTCGGAGCCGGTGCTGGCACCGACCTCGGTGAGCGCAGCCTTCTCCAACTTGTTCGCCAGCCTCCGACGAAGCTGCCCCACGATGATGTCGAGCGCCCCGGATTGCAGAGCAAGCAACTGCGCCGACACGTTGAGATAGCCGCCGTAGGTGGTCGGGCTGAGGATCGTGTTCAGAACCTCAAACTTCTGGCTTGCCACCTCAGCCTTCTCCAAGGGCTGCTCCGCCACTCCGGTCTCAAAATCGGGGTCGGAGATGTAGGGCCGAGCGAAGGCCGCTGAGGGCACTTGCTGAAGCCCGATGGCCGAGAGGAACGGCATCCCAGAGGGCGTCGGGTTGGCGATTGGCCCGACGACCGGCGTGATGACCAGCCCACCAAGATCACCGGCGGTCGGTGTGGTGTTGGCGGCATCGGTGCCCATGTGCTCGGCGGCTCGCTTGGCGAGTTGGTAGCGATGGCGAGAGTCGTTCTCGCTCTGATGGATGAGGTCGTAGAGCAGAAGACCGGAACTCCGGTACTGGAAGCCGTCGTCGCCACTCGACGCCCGACCTACGGCCTTGATCTTCTCGGCAAGGCCAATCTCCATCTCGGTGCGCTCGGCCAGGGACTCAAGCTGCTTGTCGATGGCTCCGATCCGGGCCATCGCATCCGACCGCTCGCTGATCTGATCGTCGGATAGGTCGGCACCCTTGGCATCGACCTCGGCCACCATGTTGTCGAGCAGAGAGACCAGGCCAGCACGCTCTGTCTCTAGCCGTGCAAATAGCTGGCTCATAAGAAACGGCACCTCCTTTGGTGCATCAAGTGATTGCTCCAAGGGGTGCCTGTACGACCGCCTGCGCCGGGTGCTCTCTACAGAGGGTGCGGCTCTTGTGCTGGCGGCACCATCAGGGGTGCCTTCTCTTGTGAAACCCTAGACGAATGACCTCGCCCGTATGACCTCAAGCTCGGCCTTGAGGCTGTCCAGCCGTGGCCGCTCAACCGGCCCGTCATCGAAGTCGAAATCTTCGGAGCGAACCGAAGCCACCATCGCCCCGGCGTAAGCCGGTGTCGGAGTGGCAGCGACATGGGCAACGTGAACCCGAAGCCGCTCCACCACATCGCCCCGAGTGCGATGCGCCTTGTCCAAGAACGCCACCGACATGCCGGTGTGACTCGTCCGCAACATGGACTTGATCTTGTCGAGATTGACCGACTCGTAGAGACCGAACCTCGCCCACGGCCCATCACTCCGCTCTTCGATGTGGGTGGCGAAACCGATGGTGCCGTCAAGGTCGGAGCGATGGTCGAGATTGAGTGCCACCGCTTTCGTCCAGCCTCGGGACTGCAAGCCCTCGATCATCTTGGTGAATGACCCTTGCCGGAAGACCTCGATGAAGCGCTCGATCTTGCCGGTGTCAGGATGCACGTCGAGCACTTCGGCTTCGATGTCGAAAGGCACCAACCGGCCCGTGACCTCACCGCTGTCTCCAAGCTCCAACTCCGCCGCCCGAAGAAAGACCTCACTCATCCGAACAGAACCTCCTGCTCCACTTCGCCAGTTTCCTCGGGTGGCACACCGACGAAGTCCTCCGCAATCCTGACCTCTTCCGGCGTGATGACGCCCATCTCGACCAGCACTTGGTACGCCGGGACACGCTGCTCCAACGGAGGCCGTACGTACTGTTCTGGGTTAAATCGAAGCTCCTGGCCGTTGACCAACGCCCACCCACTGATTGCCGATGCGAGCTTCCTCGATGTCGGGCGAAGGAACGAGCGCCAGTGGTAATCGAAAAGCTGACTGACGTTGGTGTAGGTCAGACTCGAACCTTGCGGCAGGCCAAGTTGGTAGGGCTGGACTCCGAGTGCGATGGCGATGCGGGCCTCGTCATATTCTCGAATCTCCAAGAGGGCCATCTCCTTCGGTGAGATGGTGAGCGGGACCAAGGTGAAGCCGCCGGAGGTGATGGCGGGAGCGCCACCCCGCTTGGCCGCTGCATCGGTCCACTGCGACCGGAGCTTGTTGACCTCTGGGTCGCTCAACTCGTAGGGAGCATTGAGCACGGCCCACGGGACGCCGCCTCGGGTGGCAAGCTCGGTTCCCGACTGGCTCATCGCTGACGCCGAGAGCAAGTTGTTGTAGACCCACTCCAACGGGCCGGAGCCACGAAGCTCGCCGGGATACCGGACGTAGGGGAGGAAGAGCACGTCCTCTCGATCCAGCTTGGCGACGTAGGCCCGGCCATCATCGAAGAGGCCGTCCTCCCAACCGAGCAAGGTGTATTCGGGAAGCCCGTCGTCGCCCCGCTCGATCTGAACCCGGTCGGGATTGAGCACGGCGAAGTGACGCACCGACCCATCGGCAAAGCGATCCAGCGCCCACAAGATGATTTCGCCCCTCCGCTGATACGTCCACACCATCTGCTCGACCGCCTCCACCCACGTCGAGTAGAGACCGGGAGCGGGATTGGTTGTCCACTTGGGCGATGGAATGACCTCGGTTCCTCGCACCACATAGACCGGCAATGAGCCGAGTATCCGGGCGTTCAAGTCGATGGCAGCGTTGACCGTGGAGACCTTGGATTGGATGCCGCCGGGCCACATGATCGGCATGTCCCAAGTCGAGCTAGGCCAGCCGTCCCAATCACTGGCCTGTATAATTGGGCCTTCCGACGACCCCGCATTTGGACCGACTGAGCCAACATCGGGATTCGGATTTGGGATGATTGTGTCGGCCCGTTTTGAAACGACGATCAGCCCCGAGTGATTCGCTGCTTGCACGGATAGGGAGCATATCTCACGCTTGGGTCCGTGCGCCTTTAGGTCAGTAGATGGCGACCCTCGGACGGGTTTGCAATTTGCTCCAAGCCTCTATCGCCAGCGTCGCCGCAAAGAGCGGGCTGAGGCTCACCGGAGATTTCCTCGACCAAATCCAGCGGTCGCCCATCTCTTTGCGGACGGCGGCAGCGGCGGCTTCATCGAACGGCCCGGCGGCGCCGTGGGTCAGTGCCCGATCACGCAGCGACGAGTAGAGAAGCTCGACGCCGCCGACAAGCTCGCCCCGAGTCACCGCCCGAAACACGATCCCTCGTCGCTCGCACATCGCTCTGATCTGGTTGACATAGGCCACCGCTGGCCCGGACGGGTCGAGTGAGATGGCCCGGATTCTGAAACGCCCGATGAGGTCTTCGACCCTCTTGATGAGCCAGGCGCCCTCCGCTCCCTCCCGCCAGTCGATCAATTCCAGATGGGGCAGCGGGGTCTCGCCGCCTGATGTCCAAGCTCCGACGATGGCCGGTGTCGAGACCTCGCCGTGCCGCCCCACATCAATGCCAAGGACAAGCTCTGCCGGGATCGCCTCCGGCGGGCCTTCGGTGTCAGCCCACCACTCCGGCGGGATGGCGCTGGCCTGCGTCGTGGTCACGACCCGATTGGCGAACATCTGCTCGAACATGCGTGGGTCGAGTCCGGCCCGCTGAGTGCGGATCGCATCGACCTCGACCGACTGACCGAGCGACGGCATCGCCTCCCACCACTCGTCCTCATCGAAGATGTCCCTGCCCTCGGGGATGCTCCACTCCCAATAGGCGATGTCTCCGTCCCGTCCCTGTGCCACCCACCGATTCATCACCGTCGAGTCAAGGTCGCCCATCGTGCTGATGGCGATGATCTGAGCAGTGGGCCGGGCGATGACCGCCGGGAGGATTGCTCCCATCGCCATCTCGGAGACAGCCCAAAGCTCGTCCACGATCAAGAAGTCGAAGGTGTACCCGGCACCGGCGGTGTCAGAAGGGGAGATGGGAATGACGTTGGTGCCGTTTTCAAATTCGATCCGCTCCCCACCGATTCCCCTCAAGACCTTGACGCCTGGGATGCCAGCCCGAACGAAAGCGGTGCCAGCCTCGACCACCCGAGCCGCAGCGCTCATCCTCGACTGCGCCGTGTAGCCAATCAGCGAACCCGCCGGAAGATATTCCTCAGTGGCGAGCACCAGCACCCGAGCCAGCCATGTCTTGCCTTGTTGTCTGGGAATTGAAATGAGCGCCCGTTTATGAATCGGGCAGCTTTCGGAATCGAGTTCGCAGACGACCGAAGTGATGTCGGCCTGCCACCCCATGAGGGCGATTCCCAATCGAGATGCTGCCCGATCAACTACTGGCTTCCACGATCCCGGCGCATCTGATCGGAGTGTCTCGAACCTCGGGCGATCACGGCGGATCATTTCTAAA